AAATTTTATCAATCCATTTTTTGATAGGTTGGAAGCGCATAACGAACAGGAGCTATTTGCCGACCTAGTCGACGAAGACATCCAAATCAGCGGCTTTGACGTAACCTACATTCACCGCAGCGAGTTTGCAGTCGACGAAATCTTTACCGAAGCCAAGGCATCCAAGTTCAAAGACTCTTTTGTCATTGAAGCCAGTATTAGCGACAATGTAACAGGCTGGCAGGGCACAAACGAGTTCATGAACCAGTTTGGCCTGAATATTGACAACACAGGCAGCATCAAGATTTCTCAACGTCGCTGGCAGGAAGCACAGGCCGAACGGGCATCCCAAGGCCTGAAGGTATTGGAGCGCCCGCTGGAAGGCGACTTGGTTTACTTTGGTTATGGCCACGCTACCTTTACCAATAACCTGTTCATCATCAACCACGTTGATTTTGCAGATACCAATTGGCAACATGGCCGGGCTTTCCTGTATCGCCTGCAGGTTACTAACTACACGCCGAACTATAACGAGAAAATCGAAACGCCGATATTTGACAGTATCCCCGAGCTTACAGAGCAGTTTGCCGCGATGGATTACTATAACGACTTGGCCACGCAGAACCAAGAGGTCCAAGACAAGGCCGATACGCTTGTTAAATTCGACGAGAAGAATCCGTTTGGAGGAACCTAATGCACACCGCCCTAACCACCCCCTTCTATCATGAAACCATTAAGCGGGTTGTTGTGATATTTGGCACAGTCTTTAACAGCCTGCATGTTATTGATGATTTCAATCAAACCCGCAAAGTGCCACTGTACTATGCTGCTAGAGACAAGTTTGTTAATTTCCAGCAAGAACGCCCCGACCTGTATAACATCAAGACAGAGCAATCCCTGCCTAGGATGGCGTATTACATGACGGGTATTGCCTATGCCCCGCAAAGGATGACTGATAAGCGGCAGCGCTTGGAAAGCCACGACACCAAGACAGTTCAGTTTAACCGCGTGCCCTACGACTTTACTTTTGAACTGTATGTCAAAACTCTGCGCTTTGAAGAAAGCCTGAAGGTAGTCGAGCAAATCTTGCCATTGTTCAAGCCAAGCTTTAACGTAACAGCCGATGATGTGGACGGCATGGGCTTCCGCAATGACTATACCATCACGCTCAACAGCTCGGGCTATGAAGATACATGGGAAGGCGAATACAGCCAGCCCCGTTCGGTATTGTGGACACTATCCTTTACTGTACAAGGCTATCTGTACAGCCCGAATGAAACGGCCAACCGCATTAAAGAAACCATCCTGCATCTTGGCGCGACTGATTACAGTAAAATCTACGAAACCCTGACGGCTGAAGTTATCCCAAGGGAAGCCAACAGGACTGACCCCCACAGGATTAAAGAAACCATTATCAAGGTAGACCCCGATGAGTAACTACGTTGACCCCATTTCCAAATCACTAAACGCAGCCACGCCGATTGCTCCGCCAACCCCGATAGTGAAAGAGCATACCGAAGAAGCGGATTTCATGTCCAAGGTTCAGGCTTTCCGCAATCAGATGGCCACCAATGCCACGCTGGATTACAAGGATGCCCGCCACAATATCCGCCTGCTGATACAGGGCGCGATGGATGCCTTCCCGGATGTCGTGGGCGCAGTCGAAGAAACAAGAAGCGACAAGGCCATCATTGCTTTAAACGGCTTCTTGAAGACTGTTACCGAGATGAATCAACTCTTGGTATCCCTGAACGCATCCGTGACCAAAGAACAGAGAACCGCGCAGCAGCCCAATATCCAAGCGCAGACGGCCAACGTTGTTATCCAAGCCGATACATCCGATGCCTATCAGGCTGCCGTGGAAAGCCCTAAAGACAGATTTAATATAGACAATGATGATTAAAGACGGCCAAATCGACAAGAAAAACCTGTGCTACATGAACCAGCGCAATTTGAAACGCGCCGGGGTATTGATACCACTGACCAAGGAACAGGATGCCGAACTCAAGAAATGCGCTAAAGACATCCTGTACTTTGTATCCAACTATGTGAAAATCCTAGACTTGGACGGCGGGTTTACCCTGTTCAAGATGCGCGATTACCAGAAAGAGTTTATTTCTACCTGCTACAGCAACCGCTTTGTCATTTCAATGATGGCTAGGCAGATGGGCAAAACCACGACAGTCGTGGCCTATTTGCTTCATCAAGCCTTAACCCGTAGGGATATACGCATTGCCATCCTATCCAACAAAGCCGATTCAAGCCTTGACGTAATCGACAGGCTGAAACGCGCCTATGAAGCCTTGCCGTGGTATATGCAGGTTGGCGTGAAAGAGTGGAACAAATACAGCGTCGAATTGGGTAACGGCGCGAAGATTGTTGCCGCTGCTACTTCCTCTTCATCAATCCGTGGCCGTAGTTTCCATATTGTTTACTTGGACGAGTTTGCCCACGTCGAAAATGATGTGGCCTTCTATACTTCGACCTATCCGGTAATTTCATCCGGTAAAACCACGCAGGTTATTATTACTAGTACGCCTAACGGTATGAACCTGTTTTACAAGCTGTGGGTCGAAGCAGAAGAGAAACGCAATAAGTTTGTCCCGCTGCTCTACGATTACACGCATAATCCCAACTATGATGAAGAATGGCTGGCCGATACCAAATCCAATATGACCCCGCAAGAGTTCGCACAAGAATTTGAATGTGCCTTCTTGGGTTCGGCTGCCACGCTCTTATCCGGGCCAACCTTGCGCAGATTGGCCGTTAAAACGCCGCTGCCCGAGTTTACCTCCGACAAGATTAGCGTGTACGAAGAACCCAAGCCTGACCATGTCTATGTGGCCATTGCCGATGTGGCCGAAGGCACAGGTAATGACAGCAGCGTGGTATCGGTCTTTGATGTTACCGCTATGCCTTACAGGCACGTGGCCGTCTACCGCAATAATCTGATAACCCCGTTACCCTTTGCCGACGAGGTATTCAAGATTGCCAAGGCATATAATGGCGCATGGCTGGCCGTAGAAACCAACAGCATAGGCAATGGCGTGGCACAGACCCTATGGATGGACTATGAGTACGAAAACCTGATTTGCTATGACGCCACCAAAGGCGATATACGTTTCAGCCCACAGAACTTAGGCATCCGTACTACCAAGAAAACGAAGTCTATAGGCTGCAGCAATCTGAAGACCCTAATGGAAACACAGTGCCTGATAACCAATGACGCCGCTGCCATTACCGAACTGACTACATTTGTGAAGAAGGGGAGCAGCTATCAGGCTGACAATAACAAACACGACGATGTCGTGATGACGCTGGTATTGTTTGCCTTGCTGACGACCACGCCCTACTTCAGAGACAGCTTCAATGACGCTCCAAAGGCCATTCGCAATCTAAGCTCTCAAGCGATGGATGAAGAACCCCTGTTTATGTTTGTGGTCAACGGGATTGACCAAGACGATACTTGGAATGATTCTTCAGGCGTGTATTACGTTTGATACGCGCCAATGCGAAAACGCCCAGTAGGGCGTTTTTTGTTTGAGGTAGGCTAGGGTATTACCCTATATCGTCGTCGCAATCTGTGGCGATTGTGAAGCGACTGTGGGGCATTAGAAGAAATCGGCTACTGTATCGCATGCTTTATATTGGTATTGATGGGTATCGATTAAATCCAGTATTTCGCCAGTATCAATATCATGCAATACATTGTCAACAAGCTTATACCGCTCAACTTCTTCTTTGGGTGCATAGACATCCAACAATTCTTCATCTGTAGCCGGATTAACCGACGAATTCTCTTCGGCCACAGACTTGCGCAATATCCGCAAAACTTGTTTTTGGTAGGCATCTGCAGGCAGGGTTTCAAATCCCCACTGGTCTAACAAGTACGCATCCATGCAGCATTTCCAGCATGATAGGCAGCGGTTTGGCGGGATAACCATGCTGTACTTGCCTGCCATAGTTTCGCGAACCTTGTTTCTGTGCCTATCAGGTATCAGGCAGGATTGCGTATGTTTGACCCAATCCATGTGTTTGTGGTAGAGATAGGCCTTAGCATGAAATGTGATAATTATTGGCTATCATGTAATCAATTATCATGGACATAATCAATTGGTCTTTCACGACAGACTCGCTTGTAGGCGAATCATATTCGCATTTGCCCGCATACGCGATTTTATGGCTTATCAGCTTCAACCCCGTATTCGCAGCAAATTGTTCAGCCACAATCTGTTCTACCGGATACGACGCATTGAACCCCTTGGCGCGGTATAACTGGCAACCGACATTACTGTCGATAAAATAGGCAGCCGTGGCAGCGCTATCTTTACCGCCGCTGAAACCAAGGATAACGGTTTTATTGTCGTTACGCAGTTCAACGCGTGGCAGTTCAATACAGTAATCTTTTTCGCAGCAAGGTTGTCCGCAGGCCGTATAGATTAAGTCTAGGTATTCATCCCATGATGCATTAGGCACTTTCAGCTTCCTAGGGAACGGCATAACAGACAATTCTTGATACAAATAAAGCATGTAATCGGTATATGCGCCGTATCCATAACTTTGCGGCTTGACGGTAATCATCTGAATCCTCGATATTGGAAAATGAGCTATTCTAACGTGACGTACTCCCTATCCTAAAGGATAGGGCTTCCTTCTGCAAGCGTTTCACGTCCGAAACGGAGAATGTTTTTCGCGGCATTGACATCACGGTCGTTTAACTGTCCGCAACAGCCGCAAATCCATTCTCTTATTCCAAGACCTGCAACACCTTTCGGAGAACTGTCTGGCATTGCCAAACAATGTGAACAGGTTCGGGTGGAAAATTTCTCGTCTACTTTGATGAACTGACAACCCGCACGTCTGCTTTTGTATTCCAGTTGTCGGTTAATGGCAAACCAGTTGGCATCGTATACCGATTTAGCCAGTTTGCCTGATGTAAACGAACTTGATTTCACGTTACCAGCGACAATCAACCGGTTTTCACTTACCAGTTTGCTGGTAAACTGGTGTGTTGCGTCAGCGCGTTTGTTCTTGATTTTACGGTTTATCCGTCTTGCTTGCTTTTTCTTACGCGCCCGTTGAGCGGTAGCAAGTTTTTCAGCATATCGGTGGGTAAACTTAGTTTCCAGCTTGTCGCCGTTGCTGCATGTGGCAGCAGTTTTGCAACCCAAATCAATACCGACTTCACCGGTTGCAGTGCAAACTTTGGGTTCAACCTTCACCACTAAACAAAGATACCAGTTACCACAGCTATCCTGCACGATTTCTGCCGTGCGAAAACCGTTGTAACGACGCAAATCATACTGGTCATACACGGTCAGTATCAGTTTTTCTTTACCACAAGACAGTTGTACTTGTGATTTCAATGCGGTTTTGCCGGTGTTGTAAGTCCTAAGCACTTTGACGGCAGATGTTTTAAATGGAATCCAACCCAATGATTTACGTTTGGCATCAGGTCGGTTGGTACGCCAAGCAAGTTTGACTTTTTTGTGTTGTTTGCGTGATTGGTAGTGTTTCTCACCGATGAACTGGATAGTTTGAGAATGCAAGCCCAGTTCTTCCCCTGCGCCTTTGGTGTATTCTGCCACGTCATAAGCAGAGGGAAAGACACGTTTTCGTCGCCACATTTGCAGGCACAAATCGTTCACATAATTCCAGACGAAATTCACCGCGCTTGCCAGTTTGTTTAACTTAGCATTGTGCTTGCGGTATATTCGTAATCGGAGAACTTGATACATGTGAACGCGTTGAGAAAAGTTTTACAATGAACACATTGTAACAGATTAAATAACGAAATGTAACCCCTTATATCCCAGCCCTAAAGGGCGGGGTTTTACGGCTATATTTGATAATCAATAAATAACTTATAGCTAATTTCCAAATCCGATTCAATTTACCGAGGACAAAAACCATGAGTGGAGCGCCGGGTGTTTTAATCCGCGAAATCGACCTTACCGGGAGCGTGCCCGCCGTCGGCACTTCCTCTGGGGCAACTGTAGGCGACTTCACTTGGGGCGCAGCCTATCAGCGCGTGCGCGTATCTGATGACAACGAACTGGCTTCCACTTTCGGCAAGCCTACCGACCGCAATTATGTGTCTTGGCTGTCGGCCAAATCCTTTTTGGCTTATACCGGGATGTTGTATATTGTGCGCGTGGTAGATAGCACTGCCAAGAATGCCACTGGTGACGGCGCTGGCTTGCTGATTAAAAACCAGCAGGAGTTCAACGCCGTTAATGACGACACCGGCACTCATGCTGCCAAGCTGTTTGCTGCCCGCTATGCAGGCGCTTTGGGTAACAGTATCGCCATTTCCATTGCCGATGCCAAAAACTTTGAGAAATGGGAATATGCCGACGAGTTCGACGCTGCCCCTGCTACTTCAGAACATGCTGCATCTGTAGGCGCGAAGTATGACGAAGTGCACGTTGTCGTTATCGACAAGCTTGGCCTATTCACCGGTGTGGTTGGCGCAATCTTGGAAACCTACCCCTTCCTATCCAAAGCCCGCGATGCCAAAGGCCTTGATGGTGCTCCCATCTACTATGCCGCTGTGCTGAACGAACAATCCAAATACGTTTACTTCTTCGGCCATCCGATTACTGCCAACTATCACGATAACGCCGGCGATTACACCGATGCTACCGACGCATGGGGCAGCAAACTGGTAGTCAACGGCGAAGCCAAGAAGTTCAAAGTCCTGAAGAAACAGGATGACGATAACCACCACGGCTATTACACCAAGCTTGAAGGCGGTAATGACGGCGGTATCCCGGATGCGCAAGAAATCATCCAAGGCTGGAATGAATTCAAATCCACCGAGGAAATCGACGTAGGCATCCTGATTACGGGTAATGCAGGTGGTAAGACTTCCCACAAAACCGTTTGCCAGCACGTGATTGACAATATCTGCGAGCGCCGCAAAGATTGCGTGGTAACTATCAGCCCGCAGCTCGAAGATGTGTTGAACAAAACCCAATCCGATGCAACGGACAAGATTGTGGCAACCCGTAACGGCCTGAACCGCTCTTCCAACTATGCCATCTTTGACAGCGGTTGGAAGATGATGTATGACGTGCACAACGACAAATACCGCTGGGTTCCGCTCAATGGCGATATTGCCGGGTTGATGGCTTTGACAGAGAACCAGTACGATGCTTGGTGGTCACCCGCAGGTTACAATCGCGGCAAACTGCGCAATGTGGTTTCGCTGGCCTTCAATCCTTCCGAAGACAGCCGCACCGTATTGTACAAAAATCAAGTCAACAGCGTGGTTACATTTACCAATGACGGGACTATCCTGTATGGCGATAAAACCATGCAGGCCAAGACTTCGGCCTTCCAGTACATCAACGTGCGTCGCCTGTTTATCACTTTGGAAAAAGCGATTGGCAAGGCCAGTAAGTATCAGTTGTTTGAGTTCAACGATGAGATTACGAGAAATACATTCCGAAACATGGTTGAACCTTACTTGCGTGAAGTACAAGGCCGACGCGGGATATACTCGTATAGAGTGGTCTGCGATTCCAGCAATAACACACCGGAAGTGATTGACCGTGGCGAGTTTGTGGGTAGTATATTCATCAAGCCCTCGCGCTCAATTCAAACAATAATTTTGAACTTCGTCGCCGTAAGAACTGGCGTCGAGTTTAGCGAAGTTGTTGGCAAATCCTATTAAGATGTAGTAAAATGAAAAGTGCTGGCAAGTCCGCCAGCACTTTTTTGATATTGATATGAAACCTGATATTTCATTTTGTTATAGTAAAACTGGTAACTTAAATTCTCTGGCTATTCATAGCCTAGAAAGTAAGCATCCAGACATTTATGATTACATTATGGAGTACCCAATCCAGCGCAAAGCGAACAAGTGAAAGCAAAAATTCGCTGCACAAACCTATTGAAATATGGGCATCCATCTTCATTTCCAAAACGAAGATGTGTGAAAACTTGGTATTGATAAAGATATTGTTATTGGTCGTCACAATATGCGAATCCAACACACATTGCTACTATGTTTAGATTTCATCTTGCCTTTCCCATACTCCAATTGTATAATATAAAGAAATCCCCCCACACACAAACATTGCCAAATGAAACTGCATAAAGCCTTCAAGTTTGAATTAATACCAAACAGCGAACAAATCCGCAAGATGAAACAGTTTTGCGGTTGTTCTCGTTTTGTCTTCAATCGGGCTTTAGCTTGGCAAAATGAACAATATGAAGCGGATGGGGGGTTCAAGTTTAGTTACTACAAAATCACCAGTTTGTTGCCTGAATGGAAGAAAGAGCTGCCTTGGTTAAAAGATTGTTACAGTCAGGTTTTGCAGATGTCGTTAAAAGACCTTGAAAGCGCATTTAGAAACTTCTTCGCCGAACGAGCAGATTTCCCGAAATTTAAACGCAAAGGCGATAAAGAAGGCTTCAGATTTCCACAGGGTTGTAAACTGGAACAACACAATAACCGCATCTACCTACCGAAAATAGGTTGGGTACGTTATCGTAACAGTCGAGAAGTTGTAGGCGAAATTAAGAACGTAACGGTTAGTCAGAAATGTGGTAAGTGGTATGTTTCCATTCAAACCGAATTCGAAGCCGAAATACCTGCTCCCAAAGGTGGTGAAATCGGTATTGATATGGGTATTGTACGATTTGCTACTTTATCAAACGGTGAATATTTCGAGCCATTAAATGCCTTTAAAACCTACAAAGGCAAATTGGCAAAACTACAGAAACGTTTGAAAAACAAGGTGAAAAGAAGCAACAATTGGCTGAAATTAAAAGCCAAGATTGCTAAACTACATTACAAAATCGCCAATTGTCGCAAAGACTACCTACATAAAATCAGCAACAAGATAAGCAAAAACCACGCTATTGTATATGTTGAAGATTTGAAAGTAGCTAATATGACTAAATCGGCCAATGGTGATATTAATCAACCCGGCAAGAACGTCAAGCAGAAATCAGGTTTGAACAGAGCCATACTAGACCAAGCTTGGTTTGAGTTTAGACGGCAGTTAGAATACAAACTGGCTTGGAATGGTGGATTTTTAGTAGCAGTACCGCCACAGAATACCAGTAGGTCTTGTCCTTTCTGCGGACATATAGCCAAAGAAAACCGTAAAACCCAATCCGATTTTGAATGTGTTGACTGCGGCTATACAGAAAATGCTGATGTTGTTGGAGCAATAAATATATTACAACGTGGGCAGGCTATTTTAGCTGTCTAAATTTAAATCAGGGCAGGGCATGCCCATAGAGCTTGTGAAGTGAACCGTGAAGTAATACGGTCAGCAACAAGAACCCACTGAGAGTAAAACCTATGGAAACATGGGTTACTAGTAGGAATCTTCATCTTATAGGATGGGGAGGATACCACAGGAGTTAGATTATGGCTTCATCCACGACTGGCGATTGGCTGTATAACAAGCAGCTCAAACATCTCTTAAAAGGCGAAAGCTGGACACCCCCGACTACGGTTTATATGGCCTTGTTTACCACTGTTCCGCAATTGAATGGTTCTGGCGGGGTAGAAGTTTCCAAATCCGGCACAGGCTATGCCCGCGTGGCCATCCAGCAAAGCACGGGTTGGTCAGGTCCGAGCGGCAGCAATCAGGAGTACTCGAATACTGCTGACATTGTGTTTGGTGTGCCTACGGGCAATTGGGGCACTATACAAGGGGTAGGGCTATATACAAGCGCCGACGGCGGTGACTTGCTGTTCACAGGCTATATGGCAACCGCCAAAACGGTTACTGCAGGCGACGGTGCTCCAAAAATCCTCGCAGGGCAATATCGTATCAGCCGAGCT